GAGGACATGATAAACTCCCGGTAGTTCTCATCGCGGCCGGGACCGCCTCTTACCACCTGTTTAATGCTCATCAGTTAAACCCTCCAATCACAGCATAGGTCACCTTTACGCTGGAAGCTGACCCGGTAAACGCCATCTTGAAGCCGTTGACCTGCCGATCAGAGACGTCGATCTCCCCGGCAGGCCCGCCGGTGGGCTCCACCTTGATCACTTCCACAACGTAGTTCAGATTGTCCCTTGTCACGGTCAGCGGTACCGTCACAATGGAGTTGTTGAACGGGAACTGCTGACTATTGGTCAGCGTGACCGCCCCTGTTTCCTGTGCCGTATCCCGCTCAAGGTCCTCGATCCGCCACACGCCCTGCCGGAGAGCGTTCACCATCAGCTGCTGCGCAATATGCGCGTCGCAGATGCCGTCCTCCATGTTGTTCCAGTGCGCTGCGTCCTGAGGAGTACCCTGCACGAGGATCTGACCGGTCACAGGATCGTGCTTGACGTTGCCACCGCCGAGATCTGTTTCCTTGAATACTCCCTCGTACTCGGTAACTTCGTCGACCCAATTAGTCCGCGGATACATCCTTAACTCACCTCACTCTCTGTAATCTTGAAATCAAACCATTGCATCAGGTTCGTGGTCGGTCTCTCGATCACGACATTGATGGTCTTCGTAGCAAAGACTTCGTTCAGCTGTGAGATGAGCCGAACACCTGTAATCGTACAGGCGGCGCCGTGGGCAATCTCGCTTTTCACTCTGACGGTCCCGTCATTGAGAATGACCGTTTCCACCATGTTCGCATTGTACCAGGTCGAGCCTACGCGGTACTGCGTCTTGTAGATCCACCCCTTGATGAAGTTCCGGAAGTCCTTGAAAGCGTCGTTGGAAAGCATCCTTTCTCACCTCCCTACATTAGTGCATGAAGCGGGGTCCCGCATGGCCTGACCCGGTAAGTGGACGTAAGTCCTCCGGAATCGCACACAATCCCGCTGTCATTCAAGTTGCCGTGCACAGCCCGTGTCGGCCTCATGCCGGAGGCGAGCACATGATACGTCTGCATATACCGGCTGGTGGTAATCGTGATCCCGCAGTGTACTCTGATGATCGGCTCGCCATCATCCATCACGGCCCGGGCAGGCTTGAACAGCTTGACCTTCTTCAGCACGGTATCCACATCAATCGGGTTATCCTCGGAGGAGTCATCCGCGCCCAGGGCAACCCGGAAGTGGTACGGATCGCCTTCATACTCGAACCATTCCTCGACCACGGAGATCGGCCAGACATCGCTCACGGCGGTTTCGACAGCCTTTTTCGTTCCCATGTGCTTATGCACATACCAGCTGTCCTTGATCTGCCGTTTCTTGACCTCGACCGATGCGTCATAGTCGTACCAGTCAACCTTCAGATCTGAAGCGAGGATGTCCAGCACGGCTTCGTCCAGGTCATCAATCCGCGAATAAAGCGCCGGTTTCCACCGGGTTTCGTACACCTTGAGCATGACTCTGGCGGCAACCTCCGCCAGATTTCTCAGATGTTCGTCTTCGAGGATCGAGGTCGGCAGCGAGTCCATGAAGGTCTGAACGCTGTACTTACTCATTCTCAACCCCTCCGTACGTCAGCGTGATGCTGGTACACTTGGCCACCTGCGGCACATCTTCGCCTTCCTCGATGTCCGTGTCAGCCGTAATTACTCCGTCTTGCAGCACGGTGTACACCGGTGTCGTGATCGTGCAGCGCTTCGCCCCGGCGTCAATGACCCGTCTGATCAGCTCATCCGGTACGATATCCCGCCCGAGCTTCGCGCACTGCCAGGAAACGTAGGCATTCACCGCAGCCTGTACCGCGCTCTTCAGATCGTCAATGGAGCTGGTCGACCGTGCCGGCAGGTAGTAGGTCATGTTGATCGTGTACGTGACCACATCCGCGTCACAGACGCTTACCTTGTCCGTCAAGGGCCGGTTCTCTTCACTGTTACACTCAGCCAGCACCAGCGCCTTTTCCTCTGCCCCGGCAATGTTTCCGTTATCCAGCAGGCAGTAGATCTTCACTTCGCCGTCAGCGGGGGAGTTGACAACCACATCCGCGATCGTCTCACCGGCCCGTTTGGCAAAGTAGATGTACGCGCCCTCAGACCCGCCGGAAGAGTACCCGTCCATGCTCTGTACCATCAGCTCATAGAATTCATCGTCATCCGGCACGTCACCGCCGCCGCCGCTGACATCCGTATTGGAGCAGCTGCTGTAGTACGGGAATGGATCCACGCACAGGCACAGTTCCCCGACACCGTAGCCGTTCCCGGACAGGCCGATCGTCATGCAGGTGGCGTGTACTTCGCCTGTCGTGTCTCCCGCAGCGATGGTCAGATCCTCATCCGTCACGAAGAAGATGGTGCTGTCGGTATCTGTCACGCGGGTACCAGCAGGGACAACCACATCAGCCGCCTGTGCTTCCGAGATTTCAAACTCGATCATCACGCCTGCATACGTGGCCTCCGGCCGCTCCATCTGATAGAAGAGCTCGCCCAGGGTGTCCAGATCCGTACCGGAAGCCCTGCTCGGGAGGTTCTGGTTGGCGGCGAAGTTCGTGTTCTGTGCGCAGTAAAGCACCAGCCGGGACAGGATCTGGCAGAACATGAGGTCTACGCCTGTTGCCTTTGTCTTCCCGGTCACGTCGTTGTAGATCGATGCGATATCGGCATCCACTTCTTCCGCGTCAGCACTGACAAAGAGATGCATTTCTTCACTTCTCATGGAATCGTCACCTCCAGGATAGGATTGAGGATCTCCGGATGCTTCGGATCATCCTCGAACTCAAGACTGACCAGCGTAGCCTCCGGCACGTATTCGGCCATCTGCTTCGTGATCGAGACAGAGTATGCCGCTTTGGCCACCGGTACCGGCTTGTGCAGGATATCCGGATCAATGCCGTAGTCCCGAAGCCCCGGGCAGCTGCCCTTCGCTGTCTTGAGGATGGCGAGGATGTTCTGAATGATCGCCTTTTCCTCGTTTCTCGTAAACAGGTCGAAGGGCGGGCAGTCACTAAGTTTCAGTGTCACTCTCATCAAACCACCGCCTCAATCAGACTGATCGTTGCTTTGGCCTGGGTAATATCGCCTTCCTTGTACACATACTCGATGTTGTACGGCATACTCTTGATTACCCAGGTTCCGAATATCTTGTCCCCGAGCACCAGATAGACGATCGTCCCGGCCTTCATGAAGGTTTCCAGTTTGTCCAGCTCCCGCTTCGGATTTACACCCAGATACGCCGAAAGCAGGATTTCAAAGGTTACTGTGTCTGCTTCGAGCCCTGTCATCTCAGGAACGGCCTTGTGACCGTGGATTTTGTGCGTTGTGTAGGCAACACTCTTGTTGATCTTCATGCTGTTGAAGGTCTTGATTACATTGGATGAAACCTCAAACACAACGTCCTTGCTCGTGTTTCCGATGCCGAGATATCCGACTTTCATGGAATCACCCCCACGATATAGCCTCCGGAGTTAAAGCCGCACTCCATGACCACCAGCACCTTATTGTTGACGCCTGGCATCCATGCCGCCTTGATGCTCGGAAACTGAACCACCGGGAGCCAGTCGCTGACCAGGTTTCTCATGCCGGGATAGTAAACACGGCATTTTTTCGCATTTGTATCAACAGCTGATACAATGCCGACCCGGATCAGGCTGTTTGAATCCGCCATGCGCTATCCCTCCTTACTTTCCTTTCTTGGTCGTGGTCTTCTTTGTTTCTCGCTTTTCAAGAGAAGAAGTTTTGACATATCCTTGGATATTTCCGTACCGGACAAGCGTACGATCTCCGGAAGTGCTGCCGAGGACCTTAACTTCAAGATTACCGTTAAGTGCTGCGGCGCTCGCATTGCCGGTTTTTCCGTTGTAGACTTTTACGACCTCTGTCGTATACCAGGATTTATCTACCTGCTTACTCTTCTTGTTGTTGCTGCTGCCGCCGGAAGCCTGCTCCGCTGCCTTTTCCTCCGCTTTTTCAATTGCTACACGGCCTTCTGGAATGGTCCGGAGCGTGATCTTGGTGGTATAGCCTGTGTTGCTGACATCATGCCGGCACTGCTTAATGATGTATTTCTCATCAAACAGGCCGAATCCGTTTAGCGTCACGGTGAGCCCGGCGCTCAGAATCGGGTTACCGATCAGCGTGAAGCTGACCCGCTTCTCGTATTTGTTGTGCAGCCGGAGGATCTTTGCCGCCAAAGCCGCGGCCTCGTCATTACTGTTAACCTTACGATCGGTAATCGTGCAGACCGTGTGTTCCTTCGCCTCGGAATCATAATCGTCGGCATTGGCCAAACCTTCAAATGTGGCGCCGGTTGCCGCGTCGAAGTATGTCACCCGGCACTGATCATAGTGCGTTTCTCCGCTCTGGGTACTCAGGTCGTACTTCGTATAGGTCCCGTCCATCCATTTGATGGTGGCGATTGACTTCAGCCGCTCATATTTCGCCTGGTCGAAGATAATCAGCTTCATGCCGGAGATCTTCAGAGACTTACCGGCGTCATGACAAAGCTGCTGAAGGAAGGCAATATCGGTCTGTTTTGCCTGCTCGATGCGGTTATAGGTCGGATCGTCCGGGCAATCGTAGAGGAAACCGAGGCCACCGTTGCCGGCGATCTCCATTCCGATCCGGCTGAGCGTGTAGCCTTCCCAGCTTTTATCCCGCTCTTCCGTCCGGATGCCGTTGGAATAGGGGAGTGATGTTCCCTTGATCGTGATACTGGAAGGAGGCCCGGCAGACCTCAGCTGATCCAGTTCAAAGATACCGAATCCCGTTTTGACGATCTTTCCGTTTGGAAGGTAGCGCTTCACGCCTGCCTGGATCGACATGCCCTTATCGCTGCCGACAACTGCCATCCATGATTTATACCCGCCCGGATCCGGATCACGGCCCAGGATGATCTTGTAGCAGTTTGTCACGAAGGTACTGGGCTTAAAGGTGTTTGAGTCCCAGTAATTCCGGAATTCCGGTGAACCGAGGAAACCGTTGATAATATCGTTCAGCGGGGTACCGCCATCATACAGACTGGTCCACGCCGCCTTGCCGCCCGGATCAGAATGGCGCCCGAGCAGAAGATTGTACAGAATCTCAACGGTTTCGGCATTGCTCTTGTGTTTTCCCTGATACTCAGGGCTGTTGATGAAGCCTGCGACAACGACCAGGATCTTGTCTATGGAAACAATGACGGCTGTTACACCGTATGCAGCCTGCTCCATAGTGGCGCTCAGCCACTGGCCGAGCCACTTTTTGGCGTTATCCTGCAGCTTAATCTGCAGATCGTCAGCTTCATCTTCTTCGTTGTCAGTAAAAGACAGGGAGATCAGGTCCTCATTAATCGGTTTGGAGATATCCACCCCGTCAAAGGTGACCGTGACCTCCGTGTGCAGTACGTTACCTTTTACGCCTGTGCTTTCTACGCCGGTTATCAGTTCAGCTCCTGCCATGCTTATCTCCTCCAGGGCGGCAGCTGCGACAGCAGAAGGCTGTCTGTGCCTTCAATCTCGGGGCAGAATATCTCAATCCCGGCCGGAAACACGAAATTGTCTTCCAGATAATCGGGATTGTTCGCCATCAGCTTCCCGGTGTAGGCTTCAGTGCCGTACACCTTGAAGCTGATGGAGTCCCACATATCCCCGGCAATGGTCGTATACGTCATGCATACTTCCTCCTGTTCCGGTCGTTCTCGATATCATCCAGCATTTCCTCAAGCTGACTGCGCAGCCCCGCGGACTGCTGTTCCAGTACCGTCCGGATCTCGTCAGCATTCGAACTGCCTGTGATGTTGTACTGAGGTTTGAAGTCGATGGTGTAGATGTTCGCGCCTGTAGCCCCTGCAAGGGCGTTTACAGACGATGCCCCGCCGTACGTGTTATCCAACGCCTGCTGGGTCTCATCGGCCGGGAAGATACGCTCCCCGCCGCGCAGGCGCATCAATTCGGGTCCGTCTTCACCGACGATTGCATATCCGGGCGGTGCGCTCGCAGTACCACCTGCGAAACCGGGAAGTTTGAAGCCGAAGCTTCCGAGTACTGATCCGATCATTCCGGCTGCGTTAAGAACAGGATTCTTGATACCGCCCATCATACCGCCGATAGACAGGGACATGCTCGCCTTGATCGTAGCAACAGCAGACAGCGCATTGAAGGCAGCTGCAACCTCACCGACTTTACCTGCGGCAGCAGCAGCGAAGGAAGACACAACAGAAGAACCATAAGCAGCAGCTTCTCCGCTCTTGTCCATAGCGGCTACAGCGGAATCCAGCTCTGCCTTGTACTTCGTCATGTTCTCGGTAAACTTCGTTTGCATTTCAGCAACGGAGTCCGAGAACTTCTTTTTACCTTCTTCGACTTTACCGAACGCCTGGTTCAGTTCGTCGATCTTGTCAGCACCGCCGGCTACGATATCGGCCAGAATCTGGGCACTCTGTTCGGAACCATCGGACAGATTCTTGATGAGGCCTTCGCTGACACCCATCTCGGTCGCTGTGGCCAGGTTCTCCATGTACTGGGTGATATAATCGCTCTGGCTATTCAGAGCACCGATCATCCCGTCAACGGCACCTTGTGCGTCTTCCGATGCCTGAGCCAGAGACATTTCCTCAAACAGCTGGAATTGCCCGCTGATGCTCTGGTATGCAGCATCATAGGCGTCCTTATAGGCCTTGGACAGGTTTTCAATCTTGTCGATGATCGGCTGAAGCTTTTGCTGTGCCTCATCGGCTGTCATACCAGGTCCTTCGGCGGCTTCCTTCGCTGCGTTCCTGTAGTCATTAACAGCTGCTTCTACCTGCTTATAGGCTTTCTCCGCGATCGCCGCGCCATCTTCTTCTTCTGCGAAGTGTGTCATCATCAATGAATGAGCTTCTTCCAGGGAAATAGCGCCGGTGTTGACCGCATTGGTCATGTTTTCGATATAAGTCTGCTGTAGTGTTTCAAACTCTGTCAGGTTTTCATTCGTTGTGACAATACCATCGTTGACACTGGCGATAATGTTGTCCCACTCATTCTGTTTGAATTCGTGTTTCCAGTTGCTTACCCAGTCGGATTTGCCCTGGCTCGCCAGTTCATTGATCTCTTCGAACGATGTCTCTGTGTCATGCAGCGCATTATGGACTTCGTTTGCTTCACTCAGAATTTCATTCCAGTATGCAGAACCCTTTGCGTGTGCGGAGGTCCCGTTCTCCATGTCGTTCAGACTCTGCAGAAGGAAAGCGTATCTGGCATTCACTTCAGCAAGAGACTGTCCGGCATATTTGTTTATAACAGCAGCCTTACTCTGGGCGGCGTTATACCGGGTTTGAGCATTCGCACCGTCATTCAGCGAATCAGCGTAGATCTTTGCCTGCTTTCCTGCGTTTGCGTAGATGTCAGAACGGATAGCTGCAAGGTTCGCCTGTGCTTCGCGTTCTTTCGCATCAACATAATCATTGATCGCTTTGGTCTGCTTCTCGTAATCCCCGACCATTTCATCGGTGGAGATCCCCAGAGCTGCCTGGGCTTCCGCAAGAGCATTCGTGTGTTCTGCAAGCGTTTCAGCGGCCTGGGCAGCAATGAGGTACTTCGCAGCAGCATTGTCATAGGATGCAGTCAGGTCGTTGACTTTGCCTTCCTGTTCGCTGATGGCATCACGAACAGTGTTGATTTGCTCGGCCAGGGAATCCTTTGTCATCTGAGTCGGCGCGTGCTGCAGCTGAGCGATAAGCTCCCTCTCATGCTTCTGCATATCTGAAAGGGCCTGCTTGCCGTTTTCAAGATCTGTTTTCGCCTGCTGTGCATCTGCCTTGAATTTGTCAATGTCAGCCTTCATTTCGGCTTCATTGGCCCAGGTGGCGGTAAACGCAACCTCTGTGCTGTCAACAAAGACATCAGCACTCAATGTGATTCCGTCAGATGTGGCGTGAAGCTTTACACCCTTATCGCTGACAAGATCTTCCCCGGGAATCTTGGCGCCGGCCGTACCATCCAGCGGAATATCAGTTCCGCCTGTAATCAGATCAATTCCACTGATCGCAGCACCGGCGATACCGTTCAGCGTGATATCTGTGCTTCCGTCAGTAAGGAAGTCTGTCGGAGCTACGGTGGCATCAGCGTTCGCGGTCAAAGATATATCGACATCCTGGAAGTCATCCAGCTTCTTGGAGACGTCAACCGTATGATCGACCTGGTTGGCCAGTTCTTTGTAGTTCTCGCACAGATCAATAATCTGCTGCTGTTCGCTGGCCTTCTGCGTAAGGTTGTCAAAGTCAGCGTCAAGATCTTCCATGCTCAGCTGACTTTCCTTGAAAGCGCTCGAGAGTGCCGTAACAATACCGACAAGACCGGCAACGCCTGCAACAACAGCCATGACAGGGGCAAGAGCAACACCTGTTGCACCGGCAAACGCTACTGATGCCGCTGTTGCAAGCTTCGATACGGCAACAAAGCCAGTCAATGCGGCTGTTGCGGTGCCGATCACACCGACAGCTGCTCCGATTCCCTGTACAATAGCCGGATTTGCACTGATGAATTCGCTGATCGGCTGCATGAGGTTTGTCAAACCTTGCGCTGCATCAGCAATCGCAGGGGAGAAAGCATCACCGATAGACGTCTTCAGATTGCTGAAGGCGTTTTCCATCATGGTGATCTTCGCCTGGGTTGTCTCGTACATGATCCCGGCTTTTTCATCCAGGGCGGTATTCTCATCCCACGCCTGGTTGGCCATGCTCAGGGTTCGAGTCAGCAGATCACCGGCAGAGGCAAGGCCGAGGATCGCCTTTGTCTGCCTGACATTATTGATTCCCAGTTCGTCCAGCAGGACAATCGCGCTCTTGCCATTGCGTTCCGTATCGTTCAGACCTTGGATGAAGCTGTTCAAAGCTCCGGCAGCGTCATCCTGCCATGCCTTCTTGAACTGCTCGCCGCTCATTCCGGCAACCTTTGCGAAGTCGGTCAGCTTTTCTCCGGTCTCCGTGGCTTTGTACATATTGTTTATCAATGTACTCATCGCCGTGGATCCAGCCTGCGCTTCGATACCGAGGGAACCGACAGCTGCAGAAATGGCCATGATATCTGTGGGCTTCATGCCCGCCAGGGAAGCGGATGCCGCCATGCCCTGAGACATCTGGGTGACCTTCGACGCGGTTGTAGCCGTAGCATCGCCCAGTTTGGCGATAGTCGAGCCGAGTCGGTCGTATTCCTTTACGCCGGTAATATTGGAGAACTGCGCCAGCATTGTCGCGGCTTCGTCAGCGCTCAGGTCCGTGGTCGTTGCCAGTTTGGCCATGACCGTCGTAAAGCTTTCAACGTTCTCCTGTGCGATACCCAGCTGACCGGCTGTCGTTGCGATCTGTGCCAGTTCGCCGGTTGTGATCGGCATCACCGTGGACATCTGCTTGAAGTCATCGCCCAACTTGTTGATAAAGCTATCATTGCCGCCGACAGTCCGCTTTACGGATGCCATGCTGTTTTCGAAGGCAATAGACTCCTCAGCACACTCCTTGAAGGCTTCGCCGATCTTCTTCAGACCGTCAACGATATGAAGCGCCGCGGCAACGTCCATCAGGCTTTCGGCCATCTTTGCCGTAGAATCGCCGAACTTGTCAGAATTGGCGATGACATCTTCCTGCTCTTTCCGCAGCTTTGCGATATCATCTCCGGCCTTTTTGGAAGCATCGCCCAGATTATTCAGATCTACGCCTTCGGCCTGCAGGGCTTCGCCTGTCTTCTGCAGTTTCTCCTGCAACTCGCTCAGCTTCTGCTTCGCATCGTCAATGGCTTTGCCCTTGGCCAGCAGCTGATTCTGCTCTTTTGCGGAGGCGTTACCGTTTTCCTCGATCTCCCGCTTCAGATTGGCGTACTGCTGTTGATACAGTTCCAGTTTGGACGTAACCTTTTCAATGGCATTCTGTGTCCGCTCATAGCTGGAGATATCGCTCTGGCGCTTATTCAGATTGTCAATGGTGGTTTGGAGGCTCTGGACGCTCTGAGCAGCGCTCCGGAACGCGGCGCCGAAGTTACCGTTTACTTTCGCGCCGATGGCAAATGCCATTTCGTATTGTTTGCCCACGCACCATCACCTCATTTCTTTGGCATTCGGTCTTTGATGATCTCGTTATTGTCGTTTATCCACAGGAGCAGTTCGTTAAGCGGCAGCTGAAGCCAAAAGCTGACGGGCGTATGGCAGTTTTCAGCCATCACCATGCACTGCTTCCGGACCCAGCTGCCGCCGTCTCCGGTTACTGCTCCGATGACATTAAAAAATTCCTCGCCTTATTGCGCAGCGCGAGGTAATCCCTCAGTTTGAAACGCTTGATCAGTTCAAGATCAATCGGGATGCTGCACGCCCTGGCACACAGCCGGATCAGGTACGGGCTCTGATAGCTCGGGCTGATCACGACCACGCCGGCCGCGTTCAGTTCTGCTTCGATGTTGAGGGAATCCGCGCCGGTAATATTGGAGAAATCAAATTTCAGTTCTTTGTAAGTGGTTCCTTCGTACTCAATCGGAGTGATCAGCTTCAGCGTGAACTTCACGGCTGTATCCTTCTCCGCTTCTTCCTTGGCCTTCTGCTCGGCCACTTCCAGTTCCTTGGGATCCTGTTCGGTATTCTTATTCATTTCGGGTGTCATGTTCTTTCGTCTCCTTTTCTGTTTTCTCAAAAAAGCCGGGGAGCACGAAGCTCCCCGGCGTCACGGTGCTTACTTACCCAGGGCCTTGCGGACCGGAGCCATGTAATCCACGCCGTCGATGATGCAGATGTAGTTGTGAGGATCGAGCTCCCACAGCTTCTTGCCATCCTTATAGGCGGCATAGTAGTAGGTGGAATACTCGCCGTTCGCATCTGCGGGGCTGGCGGGAGTCACGTTTCCGGCGGAAGTCTTCTTCGGGATGATCCGCAGGACGTACTTGTCCGCCTGGATCACGCGCTGACCGCCTACGCTGTCCCAATACTGCTCGGCAACGCGCAGGTCGATCTGGTGAGCAGTGGGCTTCGCCAGTTTCGCCGCGGCTTCCGTGCAGGAGCGGAACTGCATGGTCGTGGTCATGACATCCAACATGCCGATCAGCACAGCCTCCACGTTACCGGCGATGCCGGCGCCCGTGATGGTCTGGGTGATGTAGGAAATATCCGGAAGACCGACCTGAGCAACGCCCAGGTACTCGTTCTTATCCTCGTAGACTTTAAAGTCAATGAGGGATTCGGGATGCAGCATGTGTGTGTACCTCCTTCATTAAGCAGTGAGCGCGGCGGTCACATAGGACGCGTCGTACTCGAGGGTGAAGTCGATCTCCTGAGCCGGGCTGGGCGGGGTCAGGTAGATGTGCAGCTTCACGATACCCTGCATCAGGTTGGTCACCGGATTCTCGCTGTCAATCATCTCACAGCGTCCGCCCAGGATGATGTCAGCGCCCTGCAGGCCATTCAGCCAGATATTGCAGGTGTCGAGAATGGTGTCGATCAGACGCCGGGTCATGGGGGTATCCAGGTAGCCCCAGAAGGTCGTGATCAGAGTGTTGGCCACCCAGTCAAAGGTGCGGCTCACGGAGATCATGTAGTCCTTCACATCCGTGTTGGTCGGATAGCAACCGGTGTAGTTGCCCCAGGCAACATACCCGCCCATGAAGTTCAGACCGGTCATCACGCCGCCGGCGTTGAGGATATCGGCCTGAGCCTTGGTCAGCAGCACTTCGCTGTGAGACGCATCGTCCAGCACCAGCGCATCAGCCTTCAGCGGGTTGTTGCTCGGGCTGTGATGCGGGGCGCCGTTCTCGGTGTCAACAGCGGAGATCAGACCGGCGATCCGGGTGCTCATGTGGTACACATGATCTCCCAGCTTCACCATAGGCCAGCAGACGATCTCGTTCAGATCGGTCATGGCCAGGGAGTTCTTCTTCGCTACGACAGTGGAATAGACCTGAGCACCGCTGGCATTGCTGGGAATGTCCACGATCGCCTTGGCACGGAACAGGCCGTTGATCGCCGCAGCCTTGGTGGCCATGGCAGCAGCAACGGTAGCGTTCTCGGACCAGCCGGGAGCAACCAGCATATCCGGGATCACGCCCAGGGTGCTCATGCACAGCTCGACCTTTTCAACCGCGGTGGCGATCAAAGTCGCGTTGACGCTGGTGAAAACCGCCTTGTCATAGGCGATGTTCAGCTTAACTTCAGAGTAGTGAGCGCTGGTGGACAGCAGCTCGACGACCAGCTCACCGTCAGAGAAGTACACTTCATAGTCGGTGTCCTTAGTCAGAGTTACAGCAGGGGAGGCCTTGTCCTTCACGACAAGGTTGCTGTTGCTGATCGCCAGATTGCCGAGATTGACCTTGTGGTTGACCACATCGAAGTCAGCGGCACTCTGAGCGCTCTTCATGGTGCTCGGATCGAACACGTTCACGAAGATGGCGGGCTGCATACCGAAGTCCACGAAATGGGAGTAGGCAGCTTCGCACAGCGGGAAGTTCGCCCAGTCCTCGCAGTAGCCGAGCTTTTCCTTGTATTCATCCCAGCTGGTGCACAGCACAGGGACGTTGATACCGGCGGGGCTCGCTACGGTGTGGATGGGGGCACAGCCCACGAAAAAAGGAATGCCCGTCGCAGCAGCGGTCGGAGCGGCCAGACTGGTAGCGACTTCGTTGACGTTTACGCCATGATTGGCCATGGGTTATCCCTCCTTGTTTTTAAGCTCGGCTTCAAGCTTCTTGTGCGCGACATAGAGGCCGTTGCCGGGCGTTTTGACCTTGATCCTGTCCTCCGCGAGGGTCTCTCCGGAGACCAGGAGCCGTTTGATTTTCGGGTACCGCTCAATCGGTCCCGCAAGAAACTCTTCTACCTCGGCCCGGGAGCCTGTGTAGATCGTGGCGGTCTGGATCACGCCGCGAATGCTGGGTCCGAGGTAAACAAAAAAGCCGGTCTCCTTTTTGGGAGTAGCAACGGCTTTCTTCTCTTTGGTGTCTTTCTTCACCATAAGGATACCTCCCGTTTGATAGGCGGCAGGTGCCAGACACCGATCATCTCGCCGGGGTAGTACGGCGCCGTGTCATCCGGATAAGCCATGAACTCCAGCTTTTCCGTCTTATCCAGTACGAACGCTTTATTACCGCCGATTGCGCATTCCTTCAGCAGTGCGATTCGGATTCGAGACGCGAGGTTCAGCAGGTTTAAAGCCCCGGCCTGTTCATCCTTATCGTACACACAGCAGATCAGCCTGATCACAGCGGTGCTGTCATCGAGCTGACGCTGATCCTGCCAGTCTTGCGTAGTGATCAGCTGCACCAGCACGTACGGTGCCTTCTTCTTTGCTTCTCTGCTGTCCGGTAGCCGCATGAGGTACACGTCCGGCTTTCTCCATGCGTGATCCGGATTCTCAGCAAAGTCCGCTTCTTCGTCCTTTGTCTGAGCACGGATCGGCAGGAGCAGGTCCTTGATCGCGTCCTCGATAAACCCCTTCAAAGCTTGAAGCAGTTCAACCCAGGTCACTTACATCACCATCCGTTCATCATTCGGTCTACTTCGTGCTCCATACGTTGGCTGAAGACATCGTTCATGCGCTTCTGCATCTTCTCATTAACGGATGAGTCTTGCAGCATGTGGGCGGCAGATGGGCCGTAAAGCCTCTTGATCTTGCCTTTCCCTTTGCCGTAGCGCTCATACACCTGATAGGATCCGTTCATGTTGCTGATGAAAGCATGGTTGAGGGTACCGCCGCCGCCTTTCTTGACCTTGACGTTGACCCCTCCGCCCTTCGAGTAGGTTGTGTTGAACTCGATCAGCGGGATAACGTTACCTCTGAAGTAAACGTTGAGGCTCTGTTCGGAGCCTTCGCCGCCTTCCATCTTGTCTTCACTCTCGAAGTACTTCTTGAACGTGCTGGCGCTGATGTAGTAGCGTTCCGAAACATACCGCCCGGCTTCCGCACGGCCGGCAGAGGACGCCCGTCTCAGCGCGGCATTCACGGCCCGCTGCATATCTCTTCCGCTTCCGATGCCGGAAAGCATGGAGATGATTCGATCAAGCCGAAAGCCTTCCTCCTGTATGTAGATCTCACTCATCGTATTCCTCCAGCTCCAACCGGATCATTCCCAGGTCACAACTGGACTGGGCTACGTAGTATTCCCGGCCGAAACCATCATCATCTGAGATGGTGATTCTGGATCCGTTCTCGGGTACGTGGCCGTCCAGCTGTTCCACAGGGAAGTGAACGATGGCGGTGACCAGATAAAAGCCCTGTGCATGGTCTTTCACGGGAATCGTGCGGTCCTTTTCCTTCAGTTTGGTCATGACGGTCTGCACTTCTTCGTACTTTTCTCCGTCATACCAGATCGTCCGGAGGTCGGCAAACTCGTCCGTGTTCCCGAAGACCCTCACATTATCCTGGGCAACTAAATCCCGGAAGCTCATTTACTCCACCACTTCCTGAGCATCAAAGGTCGGGGGTTCTTCACCGGTGTCAACCACGTCATCAGCGTATACATCGACGGAGCAGATTGCTTCGATCATGGCCGCTTTGCTCTTGATCTTGCCGGTTTCGATGCCCATATCCTTCGCCAGCTCCTTCAGCTGGGTGTAGCTCATCTCTTCCAGATCTTCCTTCACGAGATGGCCCTTGATAGCGCCCTCGCCGTTATTCGCGCCTGAGAGCTCATTCTGGGCGTTTCCACCCTTGGGCGGGTTCTCGCTCGGGGTCTTACCTGCGGATATGTTGCTGGGCTGAATTTTACGCGCAGCGTTGATTTCCTCAGCTACGCCGCGTTCAACCATGACTTTTCCGTCACGATCGTCGACTTCAGCAACACTTCCGGGGTAAATCGGTGATCTTCCGTCCTTGGTTTTGATGCCGAGGACGCATTTCGCCTTGATAAACATGGTTCGTCTCCTTTCCATCCCTCATCAGGACACGGCGCCAGCCGCGTAAATCCACGGGCTGTAGTTGAGCGGAGCAGCGAAGGGACGGGATTCGAGGATGATCTCGCGGACCTTGCGCTTCCGATCGACAAACAGATCAGGCACACGCTTGCCGGTGATGGTCTCGATGTTGCCTTCGTCGTCCATGTGGACGATATGGGCATACATGAGATGGCCAGCGCCGGGGGCAGTGACCATGATGCTCTTGGCCGGGAAGTAGTTCTTCCATTCCGGAACCGGAGGAGTGCTGGAATCGAGGCCGCGGTACTGTTCATCCACGACGATCACGTTCAGCATGTAGCCGCCGAAGTTGATCACGCCCAGCAGGGAAACGCCGTCATACTTGGTCAGCTCTTGCACGATGGGGGACGCGATCACGATACCGCTCATCTTGTCCACCAGGGCGCGGAAGTCGGTGTTGGCCAGCAGGACATCAGCAACAGCCTGGCCGACAACCAGATCCTTCGCCGGCAGTCCGCGGCGGGTCAGGCTGCGGCACATATTCCGGACGTCTTCAACGATCTCGGACCAGCCGGTAGAAGTAGTCCAGGCCGTGCCGATGTTGTAGGCGCCGTCGTTGCCGAGGTTGGGATCATAGAACTTCACGGTGGCCTGCTTGCCAACGGTGTTGGCATCCAGCATTTCGTTGACGGTGAAGCCGTTGTTAATCATGGTCTGTGCGCACAGATATTCTTCGGTGCGGGTGAACCGGCGCTCAAGCAGGGCCAGATCTTCCTGGACGAGCTTCGCGGCGCGTTCTTCTTCCGTGGACTGGCTCAGGATCGCTTCGCCGAATCCGCGCTGTTTCAGCTGGTCGGCGGTCAGATTACGGCTCTGCTTGATGCAGGTGGGCTCGTAATCATGGATCTCGTAGCCTTCACGCTTCACGTTGATAGGATCAGCGTCAAGCACCATGAAGGGAGCCATGTCATTGTCACCGTCCTGATACTCAACGAGTACCTTGTCAGCGGCGTAGATGTCGCCTTGGGCGGTCGGGAAGTACCGGTCACGGAAGAAGGTATTGACGGGAGAAAGTCCTTCCCAGAGACCCGCCATGTAGTAGGTGTCCA